TGCGCGAGCGCAGCCTATCCCGCAGCTCCCTGCGCTCACTCGGCGTCAAGCAAAACTCTCCTGCAAGCATGCCTCATGATACAAGAATCCGATACCAATGTCACCGTTACAGGCCACTAGTATCTTGGGGAAGAACCCCATCGTCCCGTAGGTCGTCTGGAATGCTTGCAGCCCCGTGTACACGCCACCCGTGATCGCCCCGATGACGTCAGCGTCCGCGACCTTCGACGGATCCGCATAGTTGAATGCAATCAGCACGCTCGCGCCGGCGGCGATATGTCCTCCGGATCCCGCGGGCGCGATTGCGATCGCGCCGTTCACGGCGTCCAGCGTATAGTCAGTGCCTACGGCATACGTAGTACCCGCCGGATTACTAGTGACTACCACGTTCGACACGCCCATGTGCCCGAGGTTGATGGCTCCTTGCGCGTTGAAGGTGAACGCGGTCGCAGCTATCGCAGTGAAATGCCGGCTGGGATCGAACACGTTAACGACAATCGCCTGTCCCGCTCCCTGCGCCTGGATCGCTGCCAGCGCGTAGGGAATCGAGTACCCGCGAACCAGAGGTCCAAACTTTGCCGCGTCGAGTGCCGACGAGACCAGCGTCGGCGTGTTGATCGCTGCCACGACCGACGGCGATTCCACCGCCCACGCCGGCGCCGTCCCTACCAGTCCAATCACCGCCGACTTGACGACGGTGACGGGGACCGGCCCGTTAGGCACTTCGATTACTTCAACTCCATGCAGGAAACTGGCTGGCATGTATCACCTTACTCAGTTGGATCGATTAGTTAGTCGGTTCGCTCTGGCCCGTTCTTGCAATAGCCACTTCGGCGTATACGTATGCGATCTGAACGGTCTCGCCGGCGGAAATTGCGCCACCGGGAATCGCTGTGACTGTTCCGTTTGCTCGATCGACCGTGAAGTCCGTACCCTCGGTCAGCGCCGCGCCGCCCGGCCCCGTTATACTCACGGCAAACACGTTGCCGTTCGGAAGCTGAACCTGCAGGCTCGAATTGAATGTGTACGCCACCGCACCGAGCGTGATCGAAGTCTGCCCCCCTTCTTCCAGCGCGACGCCTTTTACGAAGAGCGGGAAATCATCCGGCTGCGAGGCTTCGACCGCCACCGTGCTCAACGCAAACGTCGACGCGTACGTCCACACCCCGCCCTGCTTGTCGCGCTTTATGAATTTCTCGCGCACCGGGTACAGCTTGCGGCAGCCCGCAATCTGATATCCGGTCAGCGCTGTGCGGATGCCCTCGATGATCCCGTACGCGCCAGGACTCGGCCCCGACGGGTCGCCGCCGACCGCCCATCCAAGGTCGCGCATCATCACCGCGATCTCGAACTCGAGTTTGCGTTCCTGGATTATCGCCGCAGTGTCGAGCAACTCGCCGTACTGCGCGCCTTTGTACATCACCAGCGCGGCGCCCACGCGATGCGTCATGCGCCACGTTTCCGGGTTGTCTGGGTAGTGCGCGATTTCGATCGAGCTGATTTGCGAACGCAGCTGATTGACGATCGCATCTTCGATTGTCGCGATATCGATCGCGGTCGGCGGTGTGAACACTGCGCCGGTCCACGGCGCGTCCAGCATGACGCCCATTTCAATAGCCTTTCAGTTTTCTGCGATCGAAAACCCGCTTCGGCCCCTGCACTGATTCCACCACGTCCGCCAGCGGCGGCTCCTGGCCATCGGCCGACAGACCGAGCGTGAGCTCGCCGGCGGCGACTTTGGTCAGCATCGCGATCGCGTCTTGATAGCGCTCGCGCGCGTCTTCAAGATCGTGAAGCGGCCGCAGCGACTGCAGCCGGTACATCGCGATGTCGGTCGTGAGACGGTTCAGAACCGCCGGCGGATCCGTCAGCGGAAGCGCGAAGCGCCCTTCAATATATCCGTCGATTTCCGCGGAAGCGTCGGCGAGAGCCTGTGTGATAGGAACATCGTTCACCGTAGTCGCGGTTGGATCTTCATTAGTCAGTTGGACAAGGTCGCGATTAGGGTATCGGTTGATTACGTCTTGCGCGGTAGCGTAACTCACTGTCGTAACCTCATCGAATCGAAAGTGACTATTCCGCCGGCTGGTCTCTCCGCGGGCGCCGGACAACTGATTTGCGCCCGCGGAGAGTGGCCACACACTCCGGCGGGGAACCCGCGGCACGCCGGCTCAGGGAAACTGGATTCATCGCCGCGTCCTTACGCCAGGAACTCACTGACGATAAGGTCCGCGCTGTTGCGCCAGATGTTCGAAGTCGCGACGTTCGCGCTCGCGCCGGCGCCGGCCATGAACTCGGAGTTCAGCAATTGACGCGCGACTTCTTCGAGCGTCGGCGGCACCAGCAGATACACGCCGCTGCGGCTCGACAGTGCGCCGAACGGCTGTCCCGCATCGGTTTTGAACGCTCTCATCGCCGCGCGCGCCGCCCCATAGTTGGTGGGATTGCTCAGGTCGGTGTTGCTGGCGTATGCGAACTGCCACAGCCCGACTCCGGTGTTGGCGCGCCCATCGACGCCGTAGCGAAACTCGCGCCGGTTGAAGACCGCCTCGTCCGCGACGTTAGTCATTCGCGTCACTGCGTATTCGCGCCGCAGCTGAAAGATGAACGGGCGAATCACCCGCGACGCATCGATGAGGTACCAATACGCACCCGACCCGCTCGAGTTGATATTCGCCGCCGTACTCCCGCTTTGGCCCATAAGCCCGACCGGATGACTCGCCGAAAAAAACGGCACTCCGTCGAAGCCCACGACGTCGCCTGGATTCGCGATCGCGTCCTTGATCATCGCGAACAGCAGCATGTCGGGATGCACCTTGGTGTCCCACCCGAGCTGCTCGATGATCGGCTCGTACGCGCCGTAGGTATCGTCTTCGATATCATTGCGATCGATCGCAACTGTATCTTCGAAGTTCCGATTGACTATTGTGTACTCATGCGTCTCGAGCGCCTGGATTACTCTGTCGCCCAGCCATTCGCGGAACTTGGTAGTGCGGCCGAGCCACGGATAGGTAGTCTGGCGCGACGCCGAACGGACCACGCTCGTGATTTGCTCGTAGTAGGACGGCGGCTTCTCGAAGCCGCGCTGGAAGACGACGTCGAAGCCGGTAAACAATGAGGTCAGATTCGCTGCACTGATTTCCATCTAATTGATCCTTCTCTTCGTTTTCTGCGTGAAGATTTTCATCACGCTGCTGCCGTCGACTGATGCCAGAAATCCACCCAAACCTGGCCGCTCGGATCGATTGCGACCACAACTCCGGCCGCGGCGTATTGCTGGACGGTCGCGCCGCTTGCGCGATCGGTCGCGGTGACGTTGTTGTCGTCGAGCGAGAAGCAGACCAGCCCGACCTGCCCTGCGCCGACCGAGCCGTCGGTCGCGTAGAGGAACACGCCCTTGCGCGCTGTGATTGAAATCGCGCCCGCCGCGCCTGGGTTGTTGATCGCGTTCTGGCCCGGGATTCCGTTCGTCACGTATTCCGCGCGGCCAACGACTTTGAGTGCGTTGGCCACGGTCGTAGTTGCCGAGGCCGGCACCGCGTTGCCGGCCGCGTTCAGCGCGACCATCCCGCCGAGGTAAACGTTGGTGTTCGCTTCGACCGGGTAAGTGCGCATCCTGCCGCCATCGGCCATCTCGGGCGTGTTCCGCGCATTGGTTAGAGCCGCCATCTTTTCACCCTTGTTGATGCGCGCCGGCGGCCTTCAGAGCCGCGCGCGGCGCGAGTTAGTCCTGGTTGTTTCGAATATCGTTGCTGCGGATTTTCGCGTTTCGGAGCTCGGCATCGGCGCGTTCGAGGCTCAGGAAGTCTGCGCGGCCGCGCTTGCGTCGGATGAACTCCGAATGATTGAGGCCGAGCTGCGCGCATATCGCGAGTTCCGCCGCGTTGAGCGCGCCCGCTCGCCGGTCCGCCGGCGGCGCGCCGGCGAGTCCCAGGTTCTCGCCCACGATCGACGGCTGCTTGGCCGCGAACGCCTGGAATCCGCGCGCGTCCGCCGCGCAGTACGCGATTGCCCACTCGCGCTGCGCCGGCACGATTTTGCCCGCGCGAATCGCCTCTTCCACCGTATGCGCGGCGCGCTCGCGCACGCGCTCGGCCTTGAGCGCGTTGAGCTCGGTGACTGTCCGCTCGAACTCCGCAATCGCCACGTAATGCGCCGGATCGTGCGCATGGGCGCCAACCGCCGGCACAGCAGCATCACCTGCATTCCGCAGCTCGCGCACCTTGGCGACGACGTCGGCGACCGTCGCGTCGCCATCGAGGTTGAGCAGCTCGCGCAATTCCTGAGTTGGAAATTCCATGCGTTGGTCCTTCGCGTCGGCGGACGCTGTGCACGACGCCGCGATCGCGGTCAAGTGAAGGTTTGGATTGTTGGTGAGGCCGGCGCGCAGCAGGCGCGTCACGCTTCCGTCTTTCGGATCGAACTGGAACACCGGCGAGACGTAGCGGTACTCGCGCGCCACGATTGAACTCGCCGCCCGCGCGGTCCATTCGACGCGCCCCCACACCGCGCCGCCCCGCACTTCGAGCTCGCGAATCCATCCGGCTGCCGGAGCGGGGCGTCCTTCGGGCGCGCCGAAGTCGGTGGCATGGTCGTAGTCGATGGGGATGCCCGCGTTCATCTGCATCGCGGTGGTGGACGCGATCACGGCCGCGGGATCGTCGAGGCGAAAGGGCCCGCGTCCGTCGCGGCCATAAAACACGCCAGACGGCAGCAGCTCGATCCATTCGGGCGCTGACGCGGTTGCTTCTTCCGGCGATTGCGCGGAGGCGGGCGCACCGGCGGTATCGATCACGAACGAAGGAATCAGTTTGCCCGCCCGCGTCTCGCTCTCACCGCCGGTGCGTGTAATGAGGTGTTCCATCGAGGCGCATTGTGCCTCGCACTTCGAAATTGCATAAGGCTGAACAGTTCATCCCTGAACTTTTGTGGCTACCGGGAGGATTATCGCTGCTAATGGCAGGGGTTTTGTCTTCCTGAACACGGCAGTATCGCGAGCGCGCTTGTCATCCTGAGCGGAGCGAGCGACGCGAGACTCATTCGTCATATATGGACCTAGCCCAGAAGCAAGCAACGCGACCGCCCCCTCTGTCATCCTGTCCGAAGCGAGCAACGCGAGCGCATGGAAGGATGACAAAGCCTTCCCAGGTGGGAAGGGGAACCGGACGGGGAGAGAGGAGACAGAGATGCGCGCCTCGCATTCATACACATCAGGCTGTTAGAAATCTCCCTCTATGAAGTCTGGTTCGGCCGTGATCGAAGTCAGCGCGCTGCGGGTTGAGCGCGAGGCGGTCATACTTGAATCCATCGATTGGCGGGTGGAGCGCGGGGAGCATTGGGCGATTCTTGGCGCCAATGGTTCAGGTAAGACCTCGCTGCTGCGAGCGCTTACTGGGTACCTGCCGCCGACAGCCGGGCAAATTCGCGTGCTGGGGGAGACTTACGGGCGGTTTGACTGGCGCGAGCTGAGGACCCGCATCGGACTGGTCAGTTCGAGCGTGCATCAGATGATGGAAGACAGCGAGACGGCTCTCAAAGCCATCGTTAGCGGACGCTACGCGCAGATTGGTTACTGGGGTGAGATGCGCGACGAGGACCGCCGCGCCGCCGACGCGATCCTGCGGCGGATCGAGGCCCGCGAGCTGCGCGAGCGTCCGTGGCGATTTCTTTCGCAGGGCGAACGCCAGCGCGTGCTGATCGGGCGCGCATTGATGGCCTCGCCGAGGCTCTTGATCCTCGACGAGCCGTGCGCCGGACTCGACCCCGTCGCCCGCGAGCACTTCCTCCAGTTTCTCAGCCGCCTGGCCCGCGCCCGCGGCGCGCCCACGATGGTGCTGGTCACCCATCACGTCGAGGAGATCGTCCCGCTATTCTCGCACGTGCTGGTGCTCAAGGCGGGACGCGTGCTCGCGGCCGGACCGCGCGCGCGAGTACTCACTTCCGCAACTCTGTCGAACGCGTTCGCCGCGCCGGTACGCCTCACTCGCGCGCGCGGCAGATACGCGCTTTCGGTGCGACCGCATCGGGGAATAGTAATCTGAAGATAGTCATGTTTCCGACCAGCCAAAAGCGAGAGATAAGGCGGCAGAAACAGAATCTTGAATCGCGCGCGCAAAAAATGCGCGCTGTACAAGGACCCTCACCTTCATCCTCTCCCTAACAGGGAGAGGAGACGGAAAGGAACCTAACCGCTGACCCCTTCCCATCCCATAGTGGGAAGGGGGACTGGAGAGAGATTGTGCATGAATCGCAGAACCCTCACCTAACCTCTCCCGTGAAATAACGGGCGAGGGATTGGAGTCCGAACGGGGACCGGATTTTGGGCCAAGGCTAAAGCGGCGAGCCTGATGGCTCGCCGCTTCGCGTGCGTGCGGTGGTTAGATGCGGCCCGTCAAGCTAGGGCGACTTCGCGTTGATCTTCACCTTGATCCCCTTCTTGTGCGTGGGATCGTCGCTGGTGATCTTGAAGCTGTCGGAGCTCTTTCCCTTCGCCTTCGGCGAGTACGTGATCACCAGATTGTCGTGTCCTCCTGCCGGGAGCATGAACGCCCCTCCGCCCGTTTCCGTGAACGGCGGGGTTTTGGGGGAACGGTGACGTGCAGTGGACCCGTGCCAGTGTTGCTGATCGTGATGGTTGCCGTCGCTATCGCCGAGGGAGAGGCGTTCAAGGTCAGCTTCTTCGGGTTCACCGAGATGCGACCGCCTCCCGGCGTAGCGGTCGCGGTCGGCGTTGCGGTCGCCGTAGCGGTCCTGGTTGCCGTCGCGGTTGCCGTGGCAGTGGCTGTTGCCGTCGCAGTCCTGGTCGCCGTCGCGGTTGCTGTAGCGGTCCT